TGTGAACTTAACTAACACGTTTTCATTATACAATGACTTATTAGATTCTACATCTTCAAATATAAAGCCATCAAAAACCGGTAACCTATCTGCTATAGGATCTGCATTATATGCAGTAAGTAATGCTCCGTAATTTCTTTTTCCAAACGGTGCCAGCCAGTATTTGTTATTTGTATTAGGTGTAACAGAATGTACTTTGCTGTTATCCCAAATACCATCATTGGCTTGTGTATGTTTTGTAACACTGTTATAAACTCTTATTTGATTAAAATCAATATAAAGTTCAAACCTATGTTCACCGTTTCCTTCACCTGTACCTAATACAATATATGTACTTCCTCTACATGCTACATCGTAGCCTGAGCCAACAAACTTAATTAACATATTATTTTCTAATACAATTGTATTAGTGTCATCTACTAATGTATATACATTGGTATTTTGAATATCAGTTAATGGATTCTTGCTTGTGCCTGTGTAGATACTAGTATAAATTGGAAGCTCTTCAACCCAATAGTAATTATTAAAGTTAATAAACTTATCAATATTAAAAGGCGGGTTATAAGAAAATGCATTAGACGAGTATGCTGAGTTATAGTTGTACTCATTAAAGTTTGCATTCAACGAGTGTACTACATCGTCATATGTAATCTTGTTTGTTATAGCTCCAGTGTTATCATAAGATATAATACCAGGCGTTAATGAAGTTGATTTTCTTAGTTTAACTTCTGTAACTGGGTCAACATATGAGTCATGTGCTTGAGCTTCTGAGCCATGTCTACTACCTATGTATCCATCAACTTGGTCCAATGGTCCTTTTGAAACCATTTGATCTAATGTACTATCAAGCCAACTATTATTTAATTCAGTTTGGAATACTTGAGGTAAAAACTTCTTTGTTTTGATACTGCGGACCTTTGATGAACCTGCTTTTTTATTCGCCATTTAATTATGTTCCTGCTCTAATATTTTCGTCTGTGATGTTTTGAATAATATCAATATCGTTAACTGTTACGTCTGCTATAATAAGTTCGTCTAGCTCTGGTGTGTACTCAAACAAATCACCAAACGTTGTTCCTGTGCCTTGCGGTACAATAACAAAACTACTTAGCACACCTACAAGTTGCTTGTGTACGTAAGCCGCTAATTCTGTAAAGTAAAAAGTTTCTCCAAAGTCCCAAACACTTGAACTAAAGAATTCATCTATAGCTTTAACTGTTCTTGTTTTCATATCACTGTCTGTTACATTACATCCAACAACTTTAATTATTCTAAACTTTGCTTTTAATTCTGCTGATGCCTTGGCTCCAAATATTGGTTTATACTTAACTGGTTTAAACACAATCGTGTCACTCATTGCTTTCTTTTCTCCAGTAGCTGAAAACTGTGTTCCAAGTTCGTAGCTAGTAGGAGGCTTAGGCATTATAGCTAGCGTTCCTTTTAACCAATTTTTATAACTAGTATCATATGATGTTGTTAGTGCGTATACATCAATAATATTTGTAAAGCTAGGATCAACTACTTGATTGTCTGACGCAATATGTTGCCAGTCAAAGTTTAAACTACTTCTGCCATCGTAAACAACAGTATTAATTGTTACGTTGTTATTTGCAACCGTATCAAAAAATACATCTGGGTTATCTGGTCTACTATCAGCATTACTATCTATAAGAGATAGTCTGTAATTATTATCAGTAGCAGTATCATACCCATATACATAAAAATCACCAATGTCAGTAATATTATTTGCCACTACGCCAATAGCAGTAATTTTATCACGTGTAGCTTTTTTAGTATAAGAACTAATTTCATATTCGTTCTGTATGTTTCCTAAACGTACTGTAGCACTTGTAAAATTAAATCTTAATGTTCTAATGTAGATATCAAATGATGATCCGGTAAACTTGAAATTTAGAATCCAACTATCATCTGCTAAACTAAATGTTGTAGGATAAGCTACTGTTGGTACTACCGCTGTGCCTGTGGCTCCAATAATATCCCAACTCTTATTCTTGTAATTATATTTTATACTAAAGTCACGCTGTGACTCTAAGTAATATTTAATAACATCTTTTTCTCTTTTAATAAATCTTCTCGACAAGCCAGGGTATACAACATTAACTGTTGAACCATTTGGAATGTCAGTATCTAATATAATAGCACCTGTTCCATCTGTACGCTTACCTGTTGGAGCACCAACTGTTGTTTCCATACCTAAGCCGTTTGCAAAAATATCTATTACCTTAGCCCATTTAGTTTTACTGTTGCTTGTAAATTTAATTAAAGCACCTGGTGTAATGTATTTCATGTATGTACTTGCTGTTGAACCAACACGTGCTATTTGAGTTGAAGTGTCTGTGATGTAACCAGTTAGTATTCCACTAGTTGATTCACTTGGGCTTTGCCAAACAAATGAATCTGGTGTGTAAGATTCTTCTCCTCTTAACGCTTCAAATGCTGTTTTATATTTTGTATAATATAAGTTAATAAATTCGTCATTGTCTAAAATATGTTTAACATGTTTCTCAAATGTTTGTGTAGAAGAGTCTGTTGCATTACTAGCAGTAGACATAACTTTTTCTGATGCATATATTGTAGCATCTTTTCCACTTAGAAATAAATCTGAGTATGTACCTGTTGGGTCTGTAAACTTTGAATATCTACTATGTCCACTAAATGTTCTGTTAACACTCTTAAGTTTAAGGATGCCGCCTTGTTGACTAGATAACAATGTGTTATAGTCTTGGGCTGTAATCATTCTATCTTGACTAGCATAATTTTTAGGAGCATTTTCTCTAACGCTATCCATTGTCTCACTTGATGTTGCATTAACAATTGCTTGTTTTAATTGTAATGATAAAATAGCTGTGTATGTATTTCCATCTAATCCTGTGTAACCAATGTTTACTTTTTTATTTGTTAAGTCATCTGGTCTAACAACATATGTAGTATTAGCACTTGTTCTGTACCAAACTCTAATAGTACCTGTTGGAACATTACCAAATTCTTTTGATGGGAACATAATTGAGATTGAATTATTTGTTCTAGTCTTTACACTGTATACATCACGTATACCTGATGCTAAGTTGTTATAAATTACATTACTGTTTACGTCTGTAACTTTAGACCAATTCTTAACAACGTTACCTGTTGCATTAACATTCTGTACCCATACGTCTGTGTTGTTTATATTTTCTGCGGTAACATCTAATACTGCACTGTCAATTGGAGTGTCAATAACAAAGTCTTGGAATGATAATGCACCTTGCTTAACACCCATAAAGAATCCAGTATTAACACTGCTAATACCCTTGCCATCATTTTTAAAATATACTCCGACACTGCCTATTGGGCTAGGTGCCTTTTCCATAAATGCTTTATTGACACTATCAAATTCACTGCTAATGATATTGTATGTAGCAGTCTTACCTGATACAATTCCCTGAACATCAAACTTAATTTGATTAGGCGTATTGTTTATATCATAGAATTCTGATTGTATTCCATTTACAATAGAACTTTTCTTTGGACTACCATATTGATTACTGTTTTCTAATGTAGCATTAAGTACTGTAATAAAATCATCTATGTTGCTTACATTGTTTGAAGCTTCATATTTTATTTCTACTCCACCTAAGCTAGTTCCTGCACTACCAATAACGGATTCGTTTGTTTTAATTCCTATAACTTTCATCTCACCGTATGCTGGCACATTACGTCTGGGTTGATATCCTAAAAACTCTGCTAGTTTAAAAACTGAATCTTGTTTTCGGGCTGTAGTTAAAAAATTGTTTCTTGCATTAAGGTCTACCCTGTATGCCAAGTTATGTCCAAACTGTGCAACTACATCTAGTAGCGATACAAATTCTGCTGACTCTACCCAGTCATTATAGTTTTCTGGGTATGTGTTGCGAACATAAGCAACCATTGCAGTTCTAATAGTATCGTAATCAAATGCTTGGAAGTTAGCATTAACATACGACTCGTATATAACTGTATAGTCCTCTGCCGCAAAAAGTTTATTTTGTCTTGTTTTTTGTGCCATGATTAAAACTCTGCGTCCTGTTCGAATTCTCTATCGAACTTTATCTGTAAATCTGTTACAGTTGTAGTGGGTATATACACTAGCTTTACTTTAATAGTAACGCTGTGTTTATCCTGATTAATATCTATATTGGTATCTTCTACTTCAAAACGTGGATCATAACTAATGACTGCAAAGACTTCCTCTTTGATAGATTCAGTAGTATTAGTATCCAACGGTTCAAACACGTAGTACGGTAAGTCACAACCAAATGTTGGGTCCGTCCACTTCTCTCCTTTGCGTATTGCAAAGTGATTCAGGAGGTCTCGTTTAGCTAAATCTATACCTAATAGGTTTTTGCTTGTATATGGCTGTTCTACTGTTGTGTATCCAATTATATTGTTCATACAACTATTTATGCTAAAAATTATAACTGTAGTTTATGAAAGCAAAATTAGCTTATCTTCGGGCCATTTTACATAATCTTGCCACGACATGTCTGGAATATGCAGAGTGTGGTGCTTGTTTGAGTTCTGTATATAGTGCCAGCTTGGAACCACTGGCTTGTTTAATGGTCGTATCATACGATCGGCCTTCTTAACATTACAAGGACCGCATGCTGAAACAGTGTTATCCCATGTTAACTTGCCACCCTTTGATCTAGGAATAACATGATCCAATGTTAACTCGCCTGCAAAGAATTGCTCATTGCAGTATTGACACTTGTAATTGTCTCTGATGTAAACATTTCGTCTTGTAAACTTTGCTCTATTGGGCTGTCTATGATAAGCATTTAACATAACTATGCTAGGATATGGAATACTTATTGTAGTACTCCTTAAGAATTTGTTTTCAAAATTACTTATTGTATGTACTTTGTGTGCAAATAAAGCCTTCACGGCTGTCTGCCAACTAATTGTGCTGAGCGGCAATATGCTTAAAGGTTGCCCGTTGGCATTAAGTAAAAGGACACTGTAGTCTGTCAATGTAGATTTTCCCTGCGAATATATATGTATTTAAAATAGTTTTGAACTAGTTAACTGATTGTTTTACTAAGATTCTTTTTCTACTCTCAGCTAAGTTTGGTAGGAATCTTTTTGTCTCTGCATAATACACATACTCGGCCTGGGCTTTTTGTGGATCAGTTAGACCCATTGTACTATAACGTTTTAACAAAGTTTGTAAGCCTTGTTCTTTAATTAATGATCTATCTTTAGTAGTACCGTAATCTGCTAGCATTAATACCTTTGCATCATATTGTCTTACTAATCTATTGCTTCCACTGAGTGTCATTGATGTCGCTACGTGATCCCATTTCCTATCGGTAATAAATTCACTAAGTTCAAACTGTCTTAGTTCTGTGCCAACCTTACGATATGTGCCTGTGTCGAAATATAAACTTAACAATGCATCATACTGTGATTGCGACAACGTAGGTAATGGAAAGTTTTTCTTAAACATACGTTCTGTATCTTTAAACTCTTCAATCCATGTGTTGTAAGCTATTTGTTCTAGCATCCCAACACCATCTGCTAATTCTTGTTTCTTACTAGCATACCCGATTATGTATGTGTTGTCAACCAATTCTTTAATTCCAGACCATCCTATTGTCCTTAATTTTAAATTAATTAATTTATCACTTGCTTCTAAGTCAGACAGTTGCTGTTGTATACGAACAGCATCATTGTCAATGATACTAAACAATCCATAGTCAATTAGTGTGGTTGTGTTGATTTCATTATTTAATTTAAAATCCATTAGGCTGTATTCCCTTTACCAGTAGTAAATGTTTCCTGGACACCTTCCGAACCTAACCAAGGATGCTTCTCTGGTACTCTGCTTGCGGCACTAGTTTTTACACTTGCGTTAGCACTTTGATTTTGTATTGCCGTCTTTTTAGCATCAGCTGGAACTGGTCCATTATAATCTACTCTTGTTCCTTTAGCAATTATGTTTCCTGCTACTTTTAAATTATGGTTTGCATCGGCTTGTATGTTCATATCCAATGCACTGTAGATATCAATGCTACCTACACTTGTTTCTAACTTAATACCGTCTGCTCCAGAACTTTTTATATTAACTCCTTGCTCTGCTTGCATGTTAATGTTTCCTTTAGCATGTACATTAAAGTCGCCTTCTGTGTGATAACTTATTCCAGATTTAGCATATACATCTAGCTTACCACTTTCGTTCATTTCAAACCAAGTGTCACCGTTCTGTGTTGTAACAAATATAAAATTATTTGTATCATCAATTAATATCTGAGCGCCGCCCTTAGTTCGTAGTCTAATGTTTTGACTGTTGCCAGATGCATCACCGTCGTCTAGTGTTAACACATGGCCGCCACGTGTTGTTATTCCAAACACTTTGCTTGGACTTTCTCGTCTAGCACTACTTTGGCTATGTCCTCTGACGTAATCTAAACTTAGACCTTGTGCATTGAGTACAGCCATCTGGTATTCATCTAATGGTCGTGTGTCACTATCATTCTGATCGTATGGATTTTTATCAACCATAGGTCCTAAACTCTTATCTGTACCTGCATAAACCTGTCCACTAGCTTTGCCACCCATCATAGCGTTTCTATCTTTCGCTATTAGACTGCCCATAACAATTCCTTGTTCCTGGCTACCGGTATATGCTACTACGACATTAGTTCCTATCTCTGGAGGCTGAGGCCACATGCCATAACTCATTGGTGCTTGTGATTCTTTAGTTTCGTCATCTCCGGAATCTTTAATAGCTGTGTGCCCACCAAACGGTGTACTTAGCATACAAATGCGTTGGTTATCTTTTGATCCAAAGTCTGATATTTGTACGGTTATTCTACCTAAGCTCAACGAATCTGCATTGTCCATAACCACACCAATGTATAGTCCACTAAGTGTATTAATATTGTGTTCACTAGACTGTTTGCCTTTGCGTGAAACATTGTATCCGTCATTTAATATATATCCTGCCATTTTATTTTCCCATGTCTATTAATTGTGGTAATATTAAAAAGCTATTTGTAGTAGTATCTTTATAGCCTATTAATGTTTGTGTAAATTTTCCGCCTTGAAATCTGCTTTCAATTGATGTTAATTTATATACACCACTTGATACAAGATCTATTGGGCCGCGTTCTTGATGTTCTAGCAAGTCCTCTGCATTAGGATTATATTGTAAAAAAGTTATTAATGCATCTTCTGAAGTATAGTCAGGTGGTTGTGGGCCATCTACGCTTGCTTGTAAACTTCCGCCCATCCAATAAGGGTCGCCTTTTATTTCCATACTAAATCCGTATGCATCATATTCTCTTTTTGCCATATCACCAGCCATGGATGCAAGTAGTGCGTCAGATCCTTCATTACTACTATTTCGTTGCTCGTGTATACCAGCTGCTTGATCTGTATACTTTACCATGTCATTGTAATTTATTGGTATCTTGTCATATGGTATATCTTCTAAGAATGGAGTAATCTTTTTAGCATTAGTTGGGGTAAACTGTTCTTTCTTATCTGCATGATAGTACCCGCCCTGTGGTATCCTAACTACTGTGTACAACGACTCAATGTCAATTGAATAGTTTAGTACCTCTGTATTTAATCCTGTGTACTGATACTGGTATGCCTTTTGAATTGGTAATCTTTTCCATTTATCTACTTGCCACTTTGTATCGGCATAAGTTATTCGATGTTTCTTGCCAGGAGATGTGCGGTTTATTCCAATCTCAATTGTAAATGTAATTTCTGTTGGCTTGTTGTATGCATCAGCTCCTGTACCACTGCCAACTGGCTTTGCGCCTCCAACATCTGAGCCACCACCACCACCTAAC